CAAAGCAATAGAAGATAGAGATGATGCAAAGACAGCAAGTAGAATAGATTTATACAATCCGGCTGCAGCAGATGCAAGAGAACAAGGTGCAAGAGCTGATCAATCTGCAAATATAATATCTAGTGAGTCTTTTAAAGATGCATCAAAAGTTGCGCAAGAATATTTACAAGGACAAACAGGTGCTAACATAGCTAAATATAGAACAGATGATTTTGGAGCATTTGAAAGTGGTAGAGACAAAGATCTTAGAAGACGAAGAATGCAAGAAATGTCTGACATAATGCCAAGAGATTTTTTAACAGCAACAACTTCTGATTTATTAAATTATACACAAGCGTTAAGAGAACTTGGTTATGATACATCTACAAGAAAGTTAATGGAACAACAAGAAGCAATGAGAGCAGCACCATTATCTGTAGATGCAAGAATGTATAGTCCAGAACAAGTGTATGGTACACAAGGTGAATTTGCAGGCGGCGGTATAGCTAAGCTAGCTGGTGATTCTTCAGGCAGACCACCAGCATCAGGACCAAACTCACAAGGGTTGCTATCCCTTAAAAACCGTGTTAGAAACTACTAGGAGTAATAAATGGCAGAAATAGACAAAGGACTCCCGAACACTAGAACTAAACTTGATATCCCTTCAGAAGAAGAGATAGCAGAAGATGTTGCTGTTCAGGAACCAGAAAAAGGACCAATAGAAGTCATACCAGAAGAAGATGGTGGTGTAACATTAGACTTTGAACCGGGAGCTATAAACGTACCGGGAACAGAATCACATTTTGATAATTTAGCAGATCTTTTACCAGATGAAGTTTTAGAGCCAATTGGTAATGAAATGACTCAAAACTATATGGACTACAAAAGTTCAAGAAAAGAATGGGAACAATCTTACATACAAGGTTTAGATCTTTTAGGATTTAAATACGAAAACAGAACTGAACCATTTCAAGGAGCATCAGGTGCAACTCATCCTGTAATGGCAGAAGCAGTTACACAATTCCAAGCACAAGCATATAAAGAATTATTACCAAGTGATGGACCAGTAAGAACACAAGTCATTGGCACAAAAAATCCTGCAACAGAACAACAAGCAACACGTGTTAAAGATTTTATGAATTATTTAATTATGGATCAGATGAAAGAGTATGAAGCAGAATTTGATTCTATGTTATTTCATTTACCTCTTGCAGGTTCAACATTTAAAAAAGTTTACTATGATGTAAATATGGGACGAGCTGTATCAAAGTTTGTTCCAGCAGATGAATTAATCGTTCCGTATACAGCTACCTCATTAGATGATGCGGAAGCGATTATTCATACAATTAAAATATCTGAAAACGAATTAAGAAAACAGCAAGTTAATGGTTTCTACAGAGATGTAGAGTTAGGACCTCCAGGCACAGACACAAACAATGAGCTTGCAAAAAAAGAACGTGATCTTGAAGGCACAAAAAAAACTGGAAAGAACGAACCAGTTTATACTTTGTTAGAGTGTCATGTTAATTTAGACTTAGAAGGTTTTGAAGAAGTCGATGCAGAGGGACAGCCGACTGAAATAAAATTGCCTTACATCGTAACTGTTGAAGAAGGTAATAGGAAAGTTCTTTCTATTAGAAGGAACTTCGCGCCCAATGATCTAAAGAAAAATAAAATCCAATATTTTGTCCACTTTAAGTTTCTGCCAGGACTAGGATTTTATGGCTTTGGACTCATTCATATGATTGGCGGATTGAGTCGTACGGCAACGGCGGCTCTCCGTCAATTATTAGACGCAGGTACCCTATCAAACTTACCAGCAGGATTTAAACAAAGAGGTGTAAGAGTTAGAGATGAAGCAGCTCCAATACAACCAGGTGAGTTTAAAGACGTAGATGCACCAGGAGGTAATTTAAGAGATGCATTCTTTCCATTACCATATAAGGAACCATCTCAAACATTATTAAATCTTTTAGGTATCGTTGTTAATGCAGGACAAAGATTTGCGGCGATCGCTGACATGCAAGTTGGTGATGGTAATCAACAAGCTGCAGTTGGAACTACGATTGCATTACTAGAACGTGGTTCAAGAGTCATGAGTGCAATACACAAAAGATGTTATGCAGCAATGAAAAAAGAATTTAAATTACTTTCAAAAGTTGTGTCACAATATTTACCACCAGAGTATCCATATGATGTTGTAGGTGGTGCAAGAAATATTAAACAAGCTGACTTTGATGATAGGGTTGATGTAATACCAGTTGCAGATCCAAACATATTTTCAATGAGTCAAAGAATTACTTTAGCTCAAACACAATTACAAATAGCAACAGCAAATCCACAAGCACATAACATGTATCAAGTGTATCGAACAATGTATGAAGCAATTGGTGTAAAAAATATTGATGCAGTGTTGCCACCACCAGCGCCAATGGCACCGATGGACCCAAGTTTAGAACACATTAATGCTTTGGGTGGTAAACCTTTTCAAGCTTTTCCTGGACAAGATCACAGAGCACACATTACTGCTCATTTAAATTTTATGTCGACTAACATTGTTAGAAATAATCCGGCTGTGATGGCTGCAATACAAAAAAATATACTAGAACACATTAGTTTAATGGCTCAAGAACAAGTTCAACTAGAGTTTAGAGAACAATTACAGCAAATGATGATGATGCAACAACAAGCAGCAATGAATCCACAGATACAAGCACAGCTTCAAGCACTAACAAATCAAGTTGAAGCTAGAAAAGCTATCTTAATTGCTGAAATGACGGAAGAATTTATGAAAGAAGAGAAGGAAATTACTTCTCAATTTGATTCTGACCCTCTATTAAAGTTAAAATCACGTGAAGTTGACCTTCGAGCAATGGAAAATGAACGTAAAAAACAAAATGACGAAGCAAATCAAGATTTAAACAGAGCTAAATTGATGCAAGCGCAAGAAATCGCTGAAGATAAGATGGATCAAAACGAAGATTTAGCAAAATTACGTGCTGGAGTCAGTCTTGCAAAGTCTGGTATACAACAGACGCAAGTTATGGTAGATAAAGATTAATAAAAGGAGCAAAAAATGCAAAAACTTGATAAAATAAAAGAAGTTAAGGTTGCAGAACAAAGTATTGAGATAGATCCTAGATCTAAAACTACTGCTGACCAAGCTTTTAACTATATTGCTACAGGAAAACCTGAATTACCAGTAGGTGGTCAGAGAAGAATGTTAGCAGAAAAAAGAAGAAACTCTAAAGCGTATTAATTATGTGGTTATCGGCAATAAAATTAGCCGTCTCTGCTGGAAGTAAGATTTACGCTAACAAGCAGAGAACGAAAATGGCAATGTCTGATGCACAGCTTATGCATGCATCCAAAATGGCCCGAGGTGAGGAAGCTTACCAGGGAAAATTGTTAGAAGCCCGACAATCAGATTGGAAAGACGAGGCAGTTTTGATAATTCTCTCGACGCCCGTCATGATTTTGGCCTGGGCAGTGGTATCGGACGATCCGACTGCTATGGACAAGGTAAAATTGTTCTTCGAGATGTTCTCGCAGCTCCCGTCATGGTTCACAAATTTATGGATCCTTGTGGTTGCGAGCATTTATGGTATAAAGGGAACACAAATTTTTAGAAACGGAGGAAAAAAATAATGGCTGGTAGATTTGTAGGATTCGGAAAAAAACTTTTTGATTTATCAAAAAAACAAGGTGAAAAATCAAACACGGTTGCAACTATAGTTGGAGTGGCTCCAAAAGTTAATAAATCAAAAATAGCAAAAGCTATAGATGGGGTTACGTTAGCTACTCTTAGAGCAAAAGGTAGAATGAAAAAAGGAAGTCAAGATTTTGACAGAGATATTCGAAAAGTTCAAACAAGAATTGGACAAACAACACAAAAATTAAAAGGTGAACCCGTTACTAAATCTGGATTTACAAAAGGTAAAGATTTAAAAAAAGTAGAAAAAAAAGCTAGTGGTGGTAGAATTGGTAGAAAATTTGGTTCACCAAAAAAAACAAATGTTGAAAAAATAAAAGAAACTTTTTCACCTAAAAAACAAAATTTATCAGCTAAACAAATGAAAATAGCAAAACTAGCCGGTAATCCAAATAAGATTGATGGTGCTGATTTTAAAAAATTAAGGAATAGATAATGGCAAAACTTTGTCCAAAAGGAAAAGCAGCAGCGAAGCGAAAATTCAAAGTGTATCCATCAGCATATGCTAATATGTATGCATCTGGAGTATGTTCAGGTAAAATCAAACCAGGCGGAAGAAAAAAAGCTATG